TGTAGTTTTACCAGTTCCAGCAACAGCATCAACGTATACATTATGACCTTCGTTAACTGTATCTAAAATATCACGCTGTTCTTCGCTTAATTGTACCATATATTATTATATTTGTAGTTGTTCGCTATATAATAATATATAAATCCTTTTATACCAATTATTATATTGATTTAATGGTGTGATTTTAATAATATAATAATATAACAATATAATAATATAACAATATAATAATATAACAATATAACAATATAGAATTATAATAACATGAATTTTTTTACATTTTGTGTAGATATTGGTATATATTCAAAAGAAGATTTGCAAAAATGTCTTCAATTATTAGTAAGTTCAATACATAATTATATCGATAACTATACGTTAATATGTTATACAAACTTTAAAATAGATGATACTATTTTACAAAAATATAATATTCATATAAAAGATTATTATGATAATACCGAAAAAAAAATGTACGATAATACAAATTCAGACTATAATAAAAATTGGTTAAATCTGTCATTTAATAAAATAAATATTTATCATGACTTATATAACGAATCTAAAGAAGATTACATATGGATTGATTTGGATACAATAGTATCTGCTGATATATCATATATAAATCGTTTATCCAATTGTTTTGTAGAAAATGGTGGATATACACAACAAAAACAAACTCTATTTACAAACAACGATGATATTGCAGTAATGAGAAAAAATTACATACAAGGAAATTTATGGAAATTAGATAATGAATTATATAATGAATTAATGATAACTCTCAATGAAATTCAAAATATGAATTTAATGTTAAGGTTTGACTTACAGGATTTATTTACATATCATATATACATAAAAAATGGTGGTAATTTACAAAATATTTATATATTAGGTAATAATGTAATGTCAAATACATTAAATGGGTTATGTATTTGGAGTAGTTCTGGAAACATGCATCCAAATATTGATGGATTTAATAGTTTATATTACGATAATAATGTACTAAAAACAAATCTATATCCCAATTTTGAAATACATATATTAGGATTTACATTCCATACACTCACTAAATTATGGAGTAACAATAAATTTATTGAAATGTTTAATTTTAATGCATGTATAAATATAGGAGTCTTTGGAACTTGTCGTATAGATGATTATAATATAGATAATATTACTCAAATACGAAATAGTTACCCATATGTATATCGAAGTCCCACCCATAATATAGTAATAAGACCAACTGGTTATACCACCACAACAAGTGATGTATATCAAAATTTATTGTTAATAAAAACAGAACAATATAAATTATTGAAAGACAAATATATTTACCATAATGTTTTCTTAAAACATGGTGGAGATACATTAATGATAGATACGGATTATAAATATATTGTATTAGAAATATGTTCTATTAAAAAAATTATACATCTTAAAAGTAAATTAATATTTCCATATGAGGTTGAAGGAGATTATAATGAAAAAGATTTTGAAATAAAAACAGAATCATTTTATGAAACAATAGAAAACATTATCAAAATACGAGATTTATTAAAATGCAAAGTAATTTTATTGCCACCAATTACTGAATTTGAAGGAGATTGTATATTAGGTGTTCATGAAAATACAATACCTGATAAAGTTATTGAATACAGGAATGATATAATAGCACGACTGAAAGCCGCATCAACATTAGATAATACATTTTTTATTGATTGGAATTTATTTATTAAAGAAAAAGGAGTTAATATTATGTTACAAGACCAATTTCATTTTACGGAATATGGCAAAAAATATATTTCACAAAAAATATATGATTTTATAAGAAGGAGACAAATAAATATTGAGAACTAAAACAAATTTTTAGATTTTATTGAAATATGAACATCAGATTTTGATACTGAAATTCAGAAGAATTATACAAAAGTAGGTTTTCTATAGAACCTATAAAATATTATATAGATTACCAAATAAAAAAGGTTGCATAAAACTTACACCGACTAAAAAGAAAATGAGACAAACTAATTTGAAAATATATAAATATTTTTTATTTTCAAATAAAATACAAAATTATTTCATAGAATATTATCCAAGTAATTACACTTTCGGACATTTAAAATGGGACAAAACCCCAAAATAATAAATATGAAGTAAAAACAGGTAAATATATTAGTTATAATAATAATGGCGTATTATTTTGGGTATATTTGTAAAGACTAATTGTAGTCTAACACCTAAAAGAATATGCAAAAATACCAACAGCAATTAACCCTATAAAAAGACCCATATGATAATGATATTGCATATTACGATACATTTTCAACCAAGCTTTGGTTTGCTTTGGGTCTTCAATATGTTCTAACATATAATTTTTTTTAGGTGTAAGAATGTAATAAAAATAATTAGTTATAAAAGCAGAAGTGGTAGATATACATATCATAGACATAGTTGAAAAAGCTCTTTTCATAAGGAGAGTATTATATAAAATAAATAAGATAGCAACAAAAAATCCTATTACATATCCAGTATAATAAATGCGTGTTCGTTCATCAACTATATTTTTATACATATCTCGTAAATCTTCTGGTAATTGTTTTTCATATTTTTTCATAGTATCACTATTGGATGTAGCATTTGTCATATAAATCATTCCAATAATAAAGATAACAGAAATAGCACAAGTAATTCTACAAGCCATTATATATATATAGAACATAATTATATTTTCTATATATTTTGATACCTATTGGAAATGTTGTTATTCATTTCTAATGATTCCCTATCTATTTGATATGTTTCGGTTACAGTTTCTGGATTATTTCTACATGGAGCATTTTTTTTACATATACAATGATGACAATTTAATATTATACAACTAGCACCCCATACTATTCCACAATTTTTGGATGGAATACATAACGTAATAAAACAATCATCTAAAAAACTAGATACTACATCCATTATATGTATATTATGAAATTATCTTTATTCTATTTTTATCTTTTTATAGGTTTTCTTCTGGTATTTCTAATTCGTTTTCTGAAAGTTTTATTATTTTGAATACCTCTTAAAAGGCGCATTTGTGCGGCAGCCTTTTTTTTGGTGGAACACTTGGAAAATACCTTCTTGGAAACAGGATTATATACTTTATAGCAAGGTTTATTACGAACTTTTCGTGTTTTATATGGCATTTATATAATATTACAAAGAAAAAATCTAAATAGAGCAATATAAATCTTGAATTTCAGAGGTTAATATATGACCTCCATATTCAACAACCGTTTGATACATACCGTTAGCAGATACGGATATAGATTGCCATTTTTTTAATCCAATATTCGGGTCTGATACAACTATCCAATTTGCCCCATAATCAGAGGAAACGTAAATATATCCATTAAATACAATAGCTGTTTGAAATCTTCCATTTGCTGATATAGATATATCTTTCCATTGTTTATCACGAACATTTTCATTGTCATTTTTAGTCCAATTATTACCAAAGTCTGATGATTGATATATTTCACCGGTTTCTTCAATAGCTGCCATATATCTTCCATCAGAAGACATATCACAACCAACCCAATTGTGATCGTCGAATTCTCGATTTGCGTCTTCAATAATGGTTGTTGTTTCCCATGTTTGACCGTAATCAGTTGATAAGTAAATAGCTTCACAAACAATAATCTGTCTGGAACCATCATATGACATTGATATACCAGCAGTAGGAAATGTTTGAATAGAATTATACAAATCACCTGATACATTCGTATTTTTTTGCCATGTTTGTCCGAAATCGGAAGATTGGTATAATCCATCACCAGAGGATATAACCGCCTGATATTGACCGGTAAGACACATATTTACAAAAACCTGTGTTGTTCCAAGACTAAACACTTTGGACCAACTAATTCCATAATTGCTGGAAGTATAAATATCCACACCATTTGCTGCGGTTTGATATTGACCGGTTAAGGATATGCTAACACTATTAGTTAAAGCTTCTCCTATGTTTGTTCGTAAAATCCAAGTATTACCAAAATTATTAGATGTATATATATCACCTTGTTCTTCAATAACAGTTTGATACTTACCACTAACGGCAATTGATACCGAAAGCCAATTTTTGCTACCTATGGAAGTATCAGTCCGATTCGTCCACACAGAACCATATAAATCAAATACACTGGACGCATCGTCAGATAATATAATTAGTATGGGGACTGTATACGTTTGTGTGATATTGGTAGTAGTCGATGTTGTTTGTTTTCGTATATTGGTTTGTGATTCAGAATAGTTAATTAGGTTATTAATAGATGATAAGTTAGTAGGTCCTACATTACTAATAGGTGAATATGGTTCTTGTTCTATATCAACTTTTAATGTTATGCTAATACCACCAGGTATATATATGAGATCACCATTAATAAAGCCATCAGTAACACCTGGATTATTTTCAACAGGTCGATTATCAAAAATATTAGTTCCTGATGCGTAACGTAAATTTTCACTAACATTATGCACTTTAAAATATCCAGACAAATCTGATACTACAGTGCCATTAATATTAAAGTCAAATTTATTGAATAATTGAATCAAAGCACTAGCATCGAAAACACCTTGATTAATATTATAATATTGTTCTCCGGCAAAAAGTGTAGAAAAACCATAAGGAGCACCGAAATATTCTAAAACAGTATAATTAAAATCACTATATAACGTGGATAATCTTCCAATGGAAACAATATTGTCGGTTTGAAAACAATGTAATAATTCCTCAGCCGTAATAGTGACGGTATCATTAATTAACGTATCATTACTTGAGTCAAATTCTACATATAAGGTTTTATCATTACTCTCGTCTTTTGTAACCCCGATTTTATCATTCATTCTACGAACAGAATATTTAATTTGAAGAGCATCAGTAACATCAAATCTATTTGCTATTGTAGTATCTTGTAATTGAATTTCAGGAAAAGATTGTTCTATAGAAAATCCACCCGATGAATCCATTGCGAAATTATCGCCTACATATGAACCATCTGAATTTTGTGTATTTGATGGATATCCTGACATTATAATATACAATATAAAAATAATTTTTACAAGTCTTCCAAATGTAAAACTAAAGGAGCGTTATAAGATTTACTTAAAAGTATCATTTCTTTATAATTAATATTATTGCTAATGTCAGTTCCAGTAATTGGTGTAACCGCTTTATTATATAAATCCAAGCGTATAGTAATGCCCGATTCTAGTAAAATAACATCTCCTACAGCAAATCCTTCATTTATGGTTTTATTACTGCGATTTAAAAAAGGGTCATTCTCATATAAATTTTGCATAAGTTGAGGAATATAATAAATAGACATGTTACCGGATATGTCAGAGTTTGTCTCGCTGGTTGAAGGGTTTATTGCGAACAAGTTAATAAAATCATTCTTTGTAAAATTACCTTCATTATATTGTGTTTCTCCAGATGTATCAAATATAGAAACACTGGAACTTAATTTATAATAATTAACTATACTTCTTCTAAAATCTAAATATATGCCTGAAAAACTACCCATACTAACTATAGTTTCGGGTGCTAAGTCTTGAATAATATCTTGGAATTGAAATGTTATAAAATTAGGAAATGAACCACCGGATGTATCCAATGGTGATGAAATTAAATTGTTACTACCATCTACAAAAATATTTAATTTTTCATTAAATTTATGTACGTCAACCTTCATTTGTAAAGCCAATGTCAAGTCAAGTTCTTTTACTGGAACATCGGTAATTATTGGTATCGGACCTCCAAAATGCTGTTGTATATTAAATCCACCAATAGCAGGTATAGCATAGTAAACACCTGTATATTTTAAAAATTCATTATTTTGTATTTCAGTAGACATAGTAATTATACTATATATACTGAAAGAGTATTGACTTATAAATCATAAATCATTTTAAAATCCAAACAAAAGGAAAAATTTGAATTATTCATAGGTAAAATTCTTCCACGTTCATCAAATAGTCTTATTTTTAATCGTTGAATATCAACAGGTCCAAAGTATCGTCTGGGTTCAGTAATAATGTTGAAATCATTTTCCATAATTAAACTAAAATAGGAACCTTTAATGGATATGCGTGCTAATATATTGGGACTCATTATTGAATTATTAAAAACGCTTACAAATTGATTGTTAGCACTGTTAGAAAAATCATCTACTGCTAAATAAATATAACGTATATTAGCTGGTTCAATTACGGCATCTGCGGTATAAGTAGTTGAACCCCGATATTTTTTCTTAATAAATCCTAAATTCCAACCAATTTTTGTGGAAACATCTACTTTATCAACATCACCATTAATATCTCGTGTAAAGTCAAGTTCTATACTGCGTAATAAATCAGAACGTATACCGGAAGGTCTGATTATTAATTTTCCAGTTCCAGAACCAGAAGAGGTAACATCTAATGAAAATGACATATAAGAGAAAATATCGTCAGGATTTGAAAGATCCCCATCGGAGTTCCTAGGTGATAATAAGTCATTTATTTTTTGAATTAGATCTCCGGCATTATAATTTCCATCTGGAACAGTAATAATCTTTTCAGCACTTTGTATTACATTTAAATCAGTAAAAGATGTATGTGTTGCTTTTAAATATAAAAAGTTATTACCAAATTCTTTACAAATACCGTAGAATGAAACTGGTAATTCTAATGAAGATAAACTCATAGAAACAACCTTATTAAATTTAATAGGCATTTGTATAGAAAAATCTGAACTTTGTGTGCTGTATAAATTATCACGAAAACGAGTATCTATATTTAAACTTTTAGTTATGATTCTCGTATTTAGCTGATTTAATTTTCCAGGAAAGAAATCGCTATTGTTAGAATATACATATTGTGTATCTTGACGATTAATAAGTTCATTTGTGCGGGGTTCAACTTCTTTTGATATAGGAGTATCCAACTTATCTAATTTATAATTATCAGGAATCGTAGTAGGTGCTGTAAAATTTCCTTTGCGACATTTTACAAAAATCAACCAATTCTTTGCTAATTCTAAAAATTCAATTAAGTCACGTTTAAACCGCTTATCAATATGTCCGCTTGATAATAATTTTTCACGTATGTTATATTCTTTTAATTCAATATCACTTTCTGTATACTTTGTATTCGGTTTTATTTGAAAAAACCTTTCCAAATCATTAATATTGTAATTATTTATATCTAAATCTAACTGTTCCATTACTAATAACGTGTATATATTATTATATCATTTGAATTATAAATTATTAAAGCAATTTAGTATTTTATTATTATATTTCTTTTCGGAAGACATATTATACAGTAATATATAATATGTCTTCAAGTGATTATACTGCTCTACGTAAATTAAAACAATTACAAAATAGTTGCGACGTAGATGAATTAGGTGATCCAGTGTCTTCATCATGGTATGATATTCCAATGTCAGAAAGAACAGATTGTAGTGTTGTATTAGGCACTGGACCAACTGGACCAATAGGACCTACTGGTTATACTGGTTATACTGGTTATACTGGTCCTGCAGGTGATACCAATGGCGGTTTATTTACAATATATGCTGAAGCTCCTGGATTCTATACATCAAATACTGGTTTTATATTTGCATTCGGTGCTGGAATGGAAGGTTCAACTGGTTATGGTGTACCAATTGGAGCGGATTGTTCTTTAAATTATATAGGAGTTCGTGTTGGTTCACAGCCGATTTCTTCTGGTGCGATTGAAATATATAAAAATGGAACGGCAACAGGTATTATATTAACTGGTTTAACAGATTATCATTATTTATCAGATTTAAGTTATAGTTTCGTTCAAGGTGATTATATAAATATTAAATCATTATCTGGTAGTGGAGGTTCTGTCGTAAGTGTTTCTATGTGGTTTTCTACACAGGGTATTAAAGGTGAAAAAGGAGATACAGGTGAAATGGGTCCGACTGGCTACACCGGTGAAATTGGTGAAATTGGTCCAACTGGTGAAATCGGTGCTACTGGTGAAATGGGTCCAACCGGTCATGTAGGCACAAGGGGTCCGCCAGGTATTCAAGGTGAAATAGGTGAAACTGGTCCTACAGGTCCAGCAGGTGATATTGGACCTATTGGTGGTATTGGTGAAACTGGTCCAACAGGTTATACCGGTCCTACTGGTTATACTGGTGATATTGGACCTATTGGTTCAAAAGGTGATACCGGTCATATTGGTCCAACTGGTTATACTGGTTATACCGGTGAAAAAGGTGATATGGGCGTAACTGGTCCAACTGGATATATCGGTCCAACCGGTTACACTGGTGATAGTGGTCCTATGGGTTTAACCGGTGATATTGGTCCAACCGGTTATACTGGTTATACTGGTCCAATTGGTTATACTGGTGAAAAAGGTGAAAAAGGTGATATTGGTGTAACGGGTTATACTGGTCCAATTGGTCCTACTGGTGATATTGGTCCTATAGGTGAAATAGGTCCTACAGGTAATATGGGACCAACTGGTTATACTGGAAGTGTTGGACCTATTGGACCTACCGGTGTTACTGGAAATGTAGGACCAACAGGACAACTTGGTCCTACAGGTAATATGGGTCCAACCGGTCATACTGGTTACACTGGTGAGATTGGTCCAATTGGTTACACTGGTTACACTGGTGAGATTGGTCCAATTGGTGAAATTGGTCCAACAGGTTATACAGGTCCGATTGGGTATACTGGTCCAATTGGTTATACAGGTCCTACTGGGTATACGGGAGAAAAAGGTTCTACAGGTCCAACTGGTAGTGAAGGTATACAAGGTGAACGTGGATATAGAGGTGAAGATGGTGATACTGGACCAACCGGAGATATTGGACCACAAGGTCCAACCGGTAATGTTGGACCAACCGGACAATCCGGAATTTCTGGCGTTGATGGCGTTGATGGTATTGATGGTGCTACTGGTCCAAAAGGTGAAGATGGTATAGATGGTGATCCGGGTCCAATTGGTCCAACTGGTCCAACTGGTCCTGGAATGGAGGATACACTAGGAACGTTAGAAAACGAATTATTAATTGGGAATTCAATAACAATTTCTGGAGATATTATTCCAACCGAAAAAAATAAGTTTAATCTTGGTTCAGTAGACAAACCCTTTAATAATGTCTACATAAACAGTTCAACTATCTATTTTATTGAAGATATTGAAGACGAATTCAATAATCAAACCCAACTCGTAAATGCTCTTTCTGTTAGTAGTGGAAAATTACAGTTGTCAACAGTAGATTCAAATAATTCGACTGTATCAGAGACAAAAGTAGGTAGTAATTTTGTTAATAGACGAGAAGACAAATCATTTTACGATTTAATTACTCAACAACCACCTATATTTACTAAGGATACATCTATTTATACAGATGGTTCGAGTAATACTACAAAGGATTTAACTATTTACTGGCATTATGACGATATTATTGCTTACATGACAGATACTTCTTATCAGGCATTTTATAATAATAACAATGCATATAATAATAGAATCATTCCGTATATTAATAATTTGTATGTTGATATATCTTATTCTACAGTAACAAATGGCTGGAAAAATTATATAACAATACCAATTAACAGTGATTATAATGTATCTCAATATAAATCCACTACCATAACTAGAAAACAAGCACCTCCAAGCGGAAACGCATCTTTAAATACTTTATTATTCCAAGAAGAAGTAGTGGAATTTGATGTGCGTGTTTATGGTTCAAATTTGGGTTATAATTATCCAACAGTTGAAGAAAGATCACTTATCTATAATAATGTAACATTTAAACAACCTGGTATTCCTGGAGTTTTTAATTTTAATAATAGCACTATAAACACACCTAATAGTCTTACATTATCATATAATTATACGGAACCAGAGGTAGGAAATGCGAATTCTACTGCTGTATTACAAGAAACACAAACAAAATATACTGAAAATGATACATTATCCAGCAGTTATTACCCGTTAGTAACTACTGTGCGAGAAGATATTGAAACTGATGAACCTATTACAGGCGGAAATGATTTTACAGTTGGTTTATCAGGATTACGTGCTGGAACAAAATACGATTTTTTGACAAGAATTAGAAACGATTTGAATTCTAATTTCACTATATCTGATTCTAGTTGGAATTTGGTTGGAATTGATGTTTCATTCGATACGGTTAATGGACCAACATTATATACATCTTTACCAACCGACCATTCATATTCATCTAACTATAACCCAATATTAACTTATAAAACAACAGAAAGTATAACCACACCCACAATAAATAATTCAGAGGTTACATATATTAATATTTCTGGTATCCAAAAAATAGTACCAACATATGCATACGTTCAATCATTTGAAATTAGTGATACTAATGCTACCACTAACGATCAATATGGTTATGGTAAATACATAGAAACAAGCAATAGTTTAGTAGAATTATCTTTATATGTAAATAACAATGTAAAGCAAACCTTAACATACCCTGGATTTTCACCGAGTAGTCAATTTTTCTTTGCTAGTAAAAGTGTCAGCACTACTACAATTGATTATTATAACACTCCCCTTGAAGGTGACATTTATGTTAATAACTCACTAAAACGAGGATATAGGTTATGGGGTAATTTTCAAATGACAAATATAAATACAAATGATGTAGTCACTGCAGTTGGTTCTCCAAGTAGCACTCCATATGTATTAAAACACGAACTTACACGTGATACCAATTTAGTAGGTGGAACAGCATCTGTTAGTAATACTACTAATGTTTATGTAGATGACTTACCAAATGATCCTAATATATCACAACAGTCTGAAACTGCAATTGTTACTGATGTTGTATGGACTATGGGTATTCCCAGTGTTAAAAAATATAAAATAGAATGCACGAGAACTTACAGTGATATTAACTCACAATACCAATATATTCGTGGTGATAGAAAATTATCATCAATAAATATCGAAACATCAACCTCAAATACTAGTAATAGCACAGGGTTTACAACAGGTGTAGTTTATATTGATAGTAATAACATATCCACCAACGGAAGTTATAGTTATACTGTAAGCGAATTTGCGAATGCTATTACCAATAAATTAGATAATTTACATTATACTACAGCACGTAATAGTAGTAATACAAATGTTACTATAAATGAAACAATATACTCTTTGAAATCAAATGGTATTACTAAAAATATAGATGTTACCGTAAGTCATCACTTTGATAAAAATAGTTATGACAATCTTGGTAATAGTTTGTCATCAAAATTAACATTAGTGGATATTTACGAATTATCCAGCAGCACAATATCTAAAATAAATAATGATTTGGGTGGTCTTGCTATAATATCATATAGTTCTCATACTACCATACCCGAAAACTGGACTTTATTATATTATAATGGTTTGTTCCAAGCGAGTAATTATCCAAATATACCCAGTTATGAATGGGACAATGTTCCTGGAACATTAACCTATAATGCTGGAGGAAATGGGTTATCATTAACTGGAACTGATGAAACTACAGGAACTCGTTATAAGTGGATTGTCTTTAAATTGAATAAATTGTCTGCAACACAATACAGATTTAATAATACTACATACAATGTGGAAGATTCAGGTGGTATTAAATATTTATCAGTAACGGACATGCTTTCGGGTTCTGGGTTATTTAATTCTACCACAATTAATAACTTATTTAATAGTAATAACACAGATATAATAGGGTTTAGTCGAGTTACAAAAACAGTAAATGGAACAAATATACCATATATTGGTAATTTCAAAATTGATTTTTCTCCTACTGGTGGAAATTGGACTTTAAATGGTTCCGCACAAACTGGTTATACAGGTTCTTTAAATCAATCGTATGGTGCAAGAGTGTTCTCGGGAACAGAATATGGATTTTATATTGCTCCTGCTTCCGTGAACGATGACTTACATATTTTTGTAGGAATAAAAGTATAAATTTTTATATAAAAAGAAGTCTAATATTATATTAGGTGTATAATATAAGATAATGAGTGATACCGTAAATTTTGATACAAATGAAAAAGTAAATATTTTATTAAAATCTGCATTAGGATTTCCATCCGCAGAAGAATCAAGACAATGGTATGAAGAAACAACGGTAGCTTTTAACAATTATATAATAGGAGAAAATATATTTTTAGATGAAGTTCCTACAATACCAGATTTTAATACAAATGGTACAGTTCGAACTGCTACCGACGTAGGTCTATCAAGTAGTGATTTTGAATCATATAATGAAGATTCTAATAATAAATCAAGTTGTAGTATTGTTGATGATTCTACGGGAACCATTAGAAGATATAATTTATTAATTTTAGAACAAACTCCTGAACTAGCTAAGCCCTATTCTTCATGGTATAAACTGAATAGCAATTCTGAAAACATTATAAAAGATGCTATGCAGTTTAATTACAAACAATATACACAAAATTCGGTTTTAAACCAACCTTATTTATATAAATTAAATACCCAGTCATCATTAAGCACACCCATGCCGTTCGGTAAATTTGGAGGTAATTGGTTAGTTGACTTTAAATCTGGTATAGTTTTATTTACAGATGTTGATAATTTTTCAAATGGAACGCAAACTAATTCTGTTTTTCAAATAAGTGATTCCAACCGACCTGTTTTAAGTATATATACATATATTGGCAGAAAAGGTATTGAAAAGTTATTAGTATCTGGAACAGAAGTAAGTAATATATCAAATCCAATGACAAATCAAATATTTGTAGATACTAGTAATAATTATATGCTTAGATATAATGGAACTGAATGGGTATCAGTTGGTGGTAGTTCTGAAGTAGATGCGGAATTAGAATTAAAAGCACCAAAAGATAATCCAACATTTACTGGAAATGCAACTATGGATGGTGGTTATATTAAACAATGGTTCTAAGATATTATATATTCATAAATATATACTATGTCAATCGCAACATTAAAACGAAAAACACAAACAAAATACAATAATATGAGCGTAGGCACCGAAGGATTTTCCATAAACGGTGTATTTCGTAACCAAGGTTATGTAGGACAAACATCTTTAACACGTTCTTTACCCAGAACTTTACAAAAAGGATATGGAGGTTGTTGTGGAACATACAACGATGTTCCCGTTGTATTATCATCTGTGAAAACTACAGAAGATTCAAAAACTGTAAAAACCAGTTCAATGGGAACCTTAGGTATGTTAAGCAGTAAATACAGATGGATAAGAAGACCTCAACCATATTCGACCGTAAAACCAGATTCAAATAATAATACTGTCGACCAAAGCACATACATTGAAAATAAAAAGAAAGACACTGTTAATGATATTAGTAAAGGTAACGACCCTAATAATACCGACTGCACGAATGTAAATAATACTCCTGCTAGTTCTTGTGTAAATAGAAAAAATGTATGCGAACAAACCCGTCCCGCTAGTGACTATTTACCTATTTCAAGTAGCGAATATACTAGTTTATTAAATGATGATTGTCAAAAGAATAATGTAATAACAACAAGACCCACTGATGGTCGTCCAGTCCTTGGTTCATAAAAAATTGAATAAATACAAATAATATAACATAAACTATTATATTATTAAAATGGATAATCAGCAAGACCCTGAATTAGAAGCCTATTTACAAAGTTTATCTCCAAAAGAGATTAAGGCATATCACATAGCAAAAGATCATCTCGGTATGAGCTATCAATATGAAAAAAGTATAGGATATTTAGCTTGGAAAAAACAACAAACCGAACAAAAATCATAACTTATCGAATTATTACCCACGTTTGAGTTTGAAATCTTTATAATTCATCACTTCTTTTTGTAATTTTGCTTCACTTGAAATATTATTCAATAAATTAGAATGAAACCCATTTAATTTATTTTCTTTTTTTATCTTTTGTGTGATGGAATAATTTCGAATTGTCCCCATACATATAAATTTATTACGATAATAAACACGTTCTGGCTTTTTATCATTCCCATCTTTATCTTTTGTTTCTACCTTTTTAGATTTATAGTTTTTTAACCGTGCGAAAGGTGCGTCTTTTAAATTCAATTTATTGCTATCTTCACTTTTCTTTTTGGGTTTGTCTACCATGTGTATTTCTATAAAGGGCGATTCTTTATTTTCAGGAGTAATTTCATCATCTACGAAAAAATCTCTACACTTATAAATTGTTACATACTTCATTGCTACCGAATTCAATATGTTATATGGAAGAGGATTAATATCAGTATAATACGAAAATCCTTGTTTATATGAATCATAAAACATAATAATGTTACCTTTGGGTGTGTTTTCAATTAAAACTTTGGTTTTCCAACCCTTTTCCAAATGATTATCCGCTTGTTTCATTATGTTTGTATAATCATCTTTTAAATAAAATTCTTTTTCAATATTTATATTTATATCTTCATTAGTTACTTTATCAAATGTTTCAATAAATTTCTCTTTGGAGTTATCAATATATAATTTTGTTGTATCAATAGAAACTTTGATGGGTTTTAAATATTTATTTAAACGTTTCATCAAATAAGACCACAATAAATTACCGCCAATAAAAGCGATTGGTTTTATAATTTTATTTATATTTTTTTTAAACATACTCTCTAATAAGTGGTCTCGAAAAGATGCTATAAAAAAATTCATAATTAATATAATTATAAATATTTGTTTATGCCTTTTTTGATAAATTATTTCTTTTTATTCTTTTCTTCATCTTTCACTTCTTGTAATCTTAATTCAAATAGGTCTTTTATTTCATCATTCAAAAATGGAACTTTAATACGCTCATATGTCTTATATGGATTATCTGGATGAATACAAACCAAGTATAAATCTGTCACCTTTTTATCATATTTATGTTCCAATATAGTTTTATACACATTCAACTGAAGTGCGTAATGCCAAAAGTTAGTATCGGGTAAATGGGATATACAAGGTGTTATGGAAAACTTACCAAAATTATTTTCGTGCTGAATTTCTTTACATCTTTTCCAATCATATATTTGTAATGTTCCATCTGGGTTCTCAAAAATCATATCAATTGACCCAGATAACTTCAAATCTTCGTAATATACCATCCATTCTGTTCTATATGGTTTCAAATCCTTGAAATCTTCTGTAAACTTACGAAAATATTCAAATTCTACACTGTTATTTGTTACTTCTTGGTTATTATAATAGCATTCAATATCATAATGCATCTTTGTTCCTGCTTTTGCTGCTTGATCTCTGTTATCATCCCACATTTTATTAATGTCTTCACGTGTCATTTTATAATATTTATAAGATGGATCTGTATCCCATTTTTTACTATTTAAAATATTACTGATTATTTTATCAGCATCAAATTGAGCGAAATGATGATGATTCCAAGTAGTTACTGATGTATATCCTCCACGATCACCCAGAACTGTATAAATATGCGGACCTTCTTCAAAGGATATATCCTTATCACGAATATGTGGATTACGTTCAGCCAAATAGGTAGGTGTAGGGTATTCTTGCATTTCGCTCATTATAGTTATATAATTATAAAAAAATATATACAATTAGCTATTTCAATTTTCTATGCTACGTATTCAACTATTGCTTTTGGTGATTGTTTCACATTTGTAAATATGTGTTTTCTTAATTTTTGAAAAAGTGTATCTTCGGTTATTTTCCCACCTAAAATTTTCCCGTGGTATTCCAAATACATTTCATTATACTTTTCACTTGTTTTTATTAATTCACTATGTGGCTCATACCAATGTTCTTTAAAATCATATAAGAATTGGTTCGAAATACGACGCAAATACTTATCCAAATCATTTATGGCTATTTTTATCCATTTTTTATTACTATCATTTTGTAAATTGAATATGTAAAATGATGTGGAATTATCAAATGTTCGTATTGGAATTGAATTTATATCAAACTTCTGAATAGCACGTAACAATACATCTTTCAATCCTTCTAATAAATCATTTGTATACACGTTTTCCAAACTGTTATGAACTTCAGGCAATATATATGTTTTAATCCAATCTGAAAAAGTAATCGTCATATTGTTAATATTCTCTGGATTATTTAATTGTTCCAAAACATTGTATTTTCTGCGTGTAACTTGCTTTAATTTCTGGTTTTCCTTTTCTAATTTGTCAATACGTAAAGACATATGCTGTATTAATTGATACATTTCTTGTAAATTAGGTGTAGGTCCTGATAGTTCATGTTCATTATCTTGCTGTCGTCTCGTTTTAAATAAAAATTCACAACAAGTTATGTGTCTATCATAATTAAATTTTTCTTTATAGTTACGTTTGCAGTAATCACAATTATAAGATGGCATTAATAGTATTTGTTGTGAATTTCTAGGTTTACAGCATATTTTCAATTTTACAAACATTTAGAAAACTATTTAAGTTATCGTATATAAATAATTTATCGTTTATTTGTATATAATGTTGAAAAATATCTTGACAAACAATAAAATATGGACTATTCTCATTTTGTTACTAGGTTTATTCGTTGTAACTGAAGCACTTAAATACATGAATTTGTATGAAGGTATGGGAAATAAAGAAGTAAAAGTTAGCACCGAACATAAAAAAATAGCAAGAACATATAATTTTTAATTACCTTTACCAATAAACGTATGAATTATATATAATTTATCACATAGTATATTATATATAACATAAATGAGTCAATATTTTGATAAAAGTGAATTATTTTTAGAACCAAAAGTAAAACAATATGGTAGTCATATGGTTATGTCAAACGTTCATAAACCTACAAAAACTAAATATGTAAATGTAGATACTAAGTTTAGCGATGAATATAATGATTTTTCAGTAGCTAATTATAATATTACATTACCCGAACGTATTAATGACGTTAAATCACTTACAGTTACAAATCTTGAGTTGCCTATGTCATTTTATAATATATCATCTGCATTAGGTAATAATAGTTTCCAAATTACTAATAATGATGTTGACCCAACAATACCATATTTAACACAACTATCTACTGGTTCCATTGTAGATGGTAAGTTTGTAGACACTATTGTAATACCTGATGGATACTATACAATTGATGAATTAAAAACAACAATTAATTCTCAAATTGATGAAATTAAAAGAATTCCTACAAATAGTAATGGTAATGTAGTTGTTGACACTAATGGAGATATTGTATATGATACTGACGGTGTTACTGTATTGAGTTTGACATCTCAAAATACTAATAATTTTGGCACTAGTGATATGTATATAAAGGATGCCAATGGAAATTATGTAAAAGATGCGTATGGTAATTATCAAGTGCAACTAACAAACGGAAATTTTGTATATGTCAGTGGTAATAATGCTTTAAAAAATACAAACGATTTACGTTTTGATTATCATTTAAAAGGAAGTCAAGGCGTCCAAGGTTATTTTTATTCACTTGGAAGTCAAGTAATAATTGATTTTACAATTAACGATAAGGGTAATTTTGATAAATATAATTTTAAATCGAAACTGGGTTGGATGTTAGGATATAGAAATTTAAATTATACAATTACATTTAATTATCAACCTGCAGAAGGAGATAATGACCCAACAGATGGATTAGGTCCTTACGGACAACAATTAACATATGGTGAATTTTTAGTGGATTTAAATGCTACTTCCAGATATGTATATTTAACATTGGAAGAATTTAATAAGGGTAATCAAAATTCATTTATGTCTCCTACTTCATCATCATTAATTAACAAAAACATAATAGCTAGAATTTCGTTGGACCGTGCCAACTATGGTTTCGGGCAGTACTTACCTGCCAATAAACAGAATGGATTGTTACTGAGCGATATTCGAAGCTATTCTGGTAAAATAGACTTACAAAAGGTTAATTTACAAATAGTCAGTGATATTGGAACTCCATTACCATTAAATGGTTATGATTTTTCATTGTGTTTAGAAATAGAACACGATTAACAAAATTGAATTAAAGTATACATAATATTTGAATTCAATAAAATAACATTTATTATAATGAGCGAGTTTTCAAAAAGTCTGGAAAAATTTGCTTGTGAAAGTAACGAGACTATCGAAATCAAAAAAATTAACACATCCAAAAACGATCATTTAAACATCACAGAACTGTCCGAACAACAAAAATACGCATATAGAAAATTTGTGAAAGGTGAAAATTTATTTATAACAGGACCAGGAGGAACTGGAAAAACACATCTAATAAAACATCTTATTGAATTTTCAAATAGTATTAAAAAGGATATTCCGGTGTGTGCGATGACTGGTTGTGCCGCTGTATTATTAGAATGTAATGCCAGAACATTACACTCGTGGAGTGGAATAAAATTAGCAAAAGGCGAACCTGAATCTATTATTACGAATGTTATTCGAAATAGACATACTGTAAATAGGTGGAGAAAAGCAAAAGGTCTAATATTAGATGAAGTAAGTATGTTATCTAAAAAAATCTTCGAAGTAATTGAAAAAATAGCACGTATTGTAAAGAAAGATTCGCGTCCATTTGGTGGAATGCAGGTAGTATTTACAGGTGATTTCTTTCAATTACCTCCCGTTGGTAATTCAGGAGAAGATGATACTAATAAGTTTTGTTTTGAATCACCTATTTGGAATAAGGTATTTAAATTAGAAAATCATATTGAATTAAAAACTATGTTTCGTCAGAAGGACCCTTTATATATTGATATTTTACATCAAATACGTAGAGGTTATTTGGACGAAGACAAGCAGAAAGTGTTAGAAACGTATTTAAATCGTTCTTATGACCCAGCCACTATGAATGGCTGCATACCAACTAAACTATTTCCAATCAGATCAAAAACAGACTATGTAAATTCTGTTATGTTTAAACGTTTAAATGAAAAGGAATATGTATTGGAGTCAGTAAGGAAACTGGATTGTAATACAAATATTGATACAAATAAACCACTATCTATGGAAACATTACAAAAATGTAAATCATTAAGTGAAAATGAAATTAAATATGAATTGGATTTGCTTAGTAATAGCATACCTTCCGCACAAATTCTACGTTTAAAAAAAGGCGCTGCTGTGATGTGTACTGTAAATCTAGATATTGATAATTCTATATGTAATGGTTCTCAAGGTATTATTACTGATATAAAAGAGTTTGATAACGGAACTGTTTTACCAGTTGTCAGATTTTCAAATGGTGTTGAGAAAGTTATACAGCAACATTTCTGGCAATCAGAAGAATACCCCACACTAGCAGTAGGACAATATCCATTAAGTTTAGCATGGGCTTTAACTATTCATAAAATACAAGGGGCTACATTAAATATGGCTGAAATGGATATAGGACAAAGTATATTTGAATACGGTCAAACATATGTAGCATTATCACGTATTCGTTCTCTGGATGGACTCTATTTATCGGCTTTTAATAATAAAAAAATAGGTGCTAATCCCAAAGTGATTGAGTTTTATAATAAAATTCCCAATAATATTATCCCTATATCAACAGAAACATACGATAATAACAGTCTGGAAAACAATGAATTAAAAGAAGAAACATACGAAACAAAAAAAGATGTAAAAATAATTAAATTATAATATACTTTCTCTATATAATGGTAGCAGGTAGCATATTACCCATCACTATATACAAAAATCAATTATATTTTTTATTTGGTAAAGAAAATCCAAGCGAAAAAAGTGCGAAAGGTTGGTCTGATTTCGGTGGAAGGGTAGAAAAAAATGAAACCATATTTGAAGGTGCCATACGTGAAGGTAGTGAAGAATTGACTGGGTTTTTAGGAAATAAATCCGAATTAAAAAGACTAATCAGAAAAAACGGTGGCACATATAAATTACATTACAATAATTACAATATTCATATGTTTTTTATTGAATACGATGAGAACTTACCAAAATATTTCAATCAAAATCATCTTTTTTTATGGAATAATATGGACCATGATGCCTTAAACAAAACAAAATTATTTGAAAAGATAGAAATTAACTGGTTTTCCGTTGATGATATGAAAAAGAGGAGAACTGAATTCAGAAATTTTTATCAAAGAATAACAGACATTCTTTATGAAAAGAGAGAGAACATTAAATCTTTTGCTATATCAAAAATAAATAAATAGTTTTCATTTAGTCACACATACATAAAAAAAATACATATTAATTGTATAAGACTGTTAATATGTCCTGGAAACAATATGGTGGTATTCGTAAAAATGATAAATTAAGTAATCTTGGCGTAGGCACATTAGTAGCAGATGATATTATATTGAGACAAGTAAAGGTTACTACACATATTTTTGATGATACTATTATTGCCAAAAAAGATATTAAAGTTCATAGAAACTTGGATGTGAGTAATAATGTCGATGTTAGTGGCGAATTGGTAGTTCATAAAAATATTCACACACCTACTTATGTTTTTGGCACAAACAAGGATATTTCATTAAACTATGAAGAGAACGATGGTTATAGAGCATATATTTCCGCTGATGTAAATAACCAATATATTGGTTTGGGAACTAACGCACCAAAAAGTTATTTTGACATTAGTTCTACCGTTGTTGATAGTTTTGCTGTTAGAAATAATTTACCATACATTCGAAATATTTTAACACAAAATCAAAATGAGTCTGGTATTATTGTCGATACTAGTAATGATATAGCTAATATTGGATTTTTTTATAGAGATGTTAGCAATTCTGAATCTATTCCGCGTGTAAAAATTACTGCTGATATGTCGAACGATACACTTATACTAGATAATAGTATTAATTATATTACCTCACAAAATGAAACAAATATTACCAGTAAATATGCCACACTTATTACTACAGTGAGTGGTGATATATCAATGAATTCCGAATCTATATATTTAACTGGATTAAGTGGAGATATTATATTGAAATCAAGCAATGCAACATTCATTACTACACTAAGTGGCGATATTGATATTAGTGCGAATGAAGGTGATATTACAATAACCTCTTTTGATACTACTAAGTTTCGTTCTTCTGTTGCCATTTCTGAAAGAGATACAACAAATAAAATTAAAAATGAACCCTTTACCATTTATGATAATAGCAATGGAGAACCTTTCATTTATAAATATTATAACGACCCATCTTTAAATTCAGGAACATCTTCAGTAAGTGTTGCCATAGATAATTCCAGCACAACATTTTCCCATTTATTAACTCCTGATGTAAAAGGTCTTTCTATAGGAGGTGGAGCCTATGTTAAAGATAGTTCTCGATCTATGGGTATGATTGGTCTTTCTACAACTGATTTATCATTTATACCATCTCAAAGTTATGTTTCTAACAATAACATAGTATATCGCACTACTACTGGTATCAATACCTACGCACCCAGATTAAATAATTATATTATGGATATTAATGGACCTACCAGAATAGGAAATGGAGAACTTCACCCAGTAATAAACCATACATCTAAATTGACGGATATTCGTTCTTCAAAAAATAATTTAAATTATGTATTCACCGCTGGCAGACGTGAAGAACTATTGACTGAGAACGTAATTCCAGAAACCTTTGGATATGCTTCAATTGACTCTGGTAGAACGTGGACGAAAGTCACTATAGAAAATAATGATGCCAATAGAGACAACAATATACATATTTTTGCTGTAGATGACAAAGCATACACAATAACTGATAATTTTCGTATTCATCGATATAACTTTTCTACGGGAGCTATGGATTTAAGTAATCAACTTATAAATGATTTACAAAGTAGTTCAATATTTGTAAAAAATTTCCAAAATAGTGACCCGGTTATGCTAATTAGTGGAAAATCAACGAATCCACCTTACACAGACAAAATTTATTATGCAACTGTTGATTCTAATTTCCATAGTTTATCGTCATTGAATAGTATTGATAATGAAGTGTATCAAGTGTCGGATACAAAAGCATCAGATGGCTACGGAAATACAGCATACTTTGTTGGAAATGGTATTCAGGTTGTAGACACAACCAACCAAAATCCTTTTTTTAAAAATTATTTATCTGTTCTAGCACCTGAAAAAACATATAATACCGTTTCCGCATTTAATACGAATATGGCTGTTGCTGCTGGTAAAAATATAATCAATTATACAATAGATGGTGGTTATAGTTGGACGCCTATAGTTCAAATAATAATTAATGGTAACATTATTACAGAATTCGATATAAAACGTTTACATATGTTACCAGATGGAAAAGGTTTAGCTATAGGAACTTATAATAATGATACAAATGGATTTATCATATATACTCAAGACTTGAATAACTGGAAAAGTATACCAGAAGAAATCGCATTTTATTCTTTTGGAAACGAAGATGTTTTAAGACAACCTAGTATAAACAATGTATGCATATCCAAAGATGGTTCATTTGTTTTTACAAATGTAACAAAAGAAGTATCCGGTGAAATTGATGATAATAGTTATGACAGTGGTTCAAGCACTATATATTATGGATTATATCCAGCACTATTTGATGTTTATAATAATAAAGTATTAGATGTAAATGGAGGTATGAATGTCAACGGTCAAATATTACAATTCTAATAAAATTTAGTATATAGAATACGTGTTGAATAAGTGGAAATAATATAGTAATTATATAAATAAGAAATAAATGAGTGAATGGTTAGATTCTTCGTTAAATTCAAATAAATTAAAACAATCATATTTTCAGAATTTTATAGATGTAAGTGGTGTTGTTTCTATACGTAATAATAATAATTTGAATCTATATAATGAGGGTTCTTCGCCTGAATTTAGTATTAATTCTCAAGAAATTAGATTAAAAGACCAAGGTGTATATTATGATATTAGTAATGCCAAGTTAAGATATTTGGTTGATGTTTCTGAAAACGTTCAGGATAGATTAGAAGATTTAATTAGTAGAACACAATACATAACAACTAGCACTGTTGATGACTCCACTATGATTAGTATGGACGATGATAATAATAAAATTACTTTTCACGGTTTAGTAGATATTTCGGGAGAGGTCAATTTAAAAAGCTCGTTATCAGTTTCATCCGCTACTACTTTGAAAAGCACCTTGAATGTTTCAAAGGCTACTACATTATCATCTATATTAACTGTTTCAAAAGCAACTACATTGAAAAGCACATTAAATGTATCTAACGCAACCACTTTATCATCTATATTAACTGTTTCAAAAGCAACTACATTGAAAAGCACATTAAATGTATCTAACACAACCACTTTATCATCTACATTAACAGTAGGTGGAAAATCAGAATTTAATAATGATGTTAGTTTTAATTCAGATGTTGATGTATGTGGTAATTTCTACGCACAATATCCTATTGCAAGTATTCCTCCCACGGCCATTGAAGGTGTAGGAACAGTCAATGTAGATGGTAATATTGTTGTTAGTGTATATACATCTGATGAAATTACATTTGATGATGATGATTTTGTTCTTGTAAAAGAAGATGATGATAAAATTCAAATTACACCATATGGTATATTCGTAACAGAAAATGTTATATTTGATGAAAATGATAGTTTTGCTTTGTTTAAAGAAAATCCCACACCGAAAATAGAACAAAATTTATCTCTTTTGGGAACTTTATCAGTATCTGGAGAAGTCTTATTTGACGGCGATGCCTCCTTTAATGGTAAGGTATCTGTTCCAACTGTAACCAATGATACAAGTGATAATCAAGCTGCTTCATGTGAATACGTCCAAAATCAAAATTATATTATTTCAAGTTCATTAATGAAACAATTTTAAGCGAAGGTATAGTATTTAGAATTTATTTGAAATTATAAATACAGTTTTTTAAGATAATTCTTTTCGGAAGATTTATTATACAATGCCAAACTGGTTAGACCTATCCAGTACCTCAAATTTATTTAAACAGGCATATGTTAAAGGTTTCATCGATATAAGCGGAGGAGACTTGATAACTAGAAACGGTAAATTATTAATTAATAATGATGCAAGTTTAAACTCTAATGTTTATGTTGCGGATAAATTACATGTCGGTATTGAAAGTTCCTCATATTATTTAGATGTTTCCGGAAACGCACGTTTTATAAATGATGTCGATATTTGCGGTAATGTTAATTTTAAAGCTGCTACTTTTTCTGATGAAAGTTCTTTTAATTCAGATGTATCAATGTCACAAGATTTAAACGTTCACGGCAAAACTAAATTAGTCGGTGACGTATCTATGAATGGAGATCTTGATATTAGTGGTGATTTAGTAGTAAAAGGTAATTTAACTGTTTTTCAAACAAAGCAGGATGAAGTTATTCATACAAACAGTGTTGTTAATGAATACATGTTACTAGTCAAAGAAGATTTATCATTGAACGGGGAACTATTAGCATCTGGTGACGTTTCATTAAATAGTGAATTATACGTTAGAAAGGCAACTATGTTAGATTCTACATTAACTGTATCTAAAGCAACTACTTTGAGTTCCACTTTGGAAGTAACCAATGCTGCTACTATGAAATCAACATTGAATGTATCCAAGGCTGCTACTATGGCATCTACTTTGGATGTTACCGGTGCTTCTACTTTGAGTTCCACTTTGACAGTAACTAATGCTGCCACTATGAAATCAACATTGAATGTATCCAAGGCTGCTACTATGGCATCTACTTTGGATGTTACCGGTGCTTCTACCTTGAGTTCCACTTTGACAGTAACTAATGCTGCCACTATGAAATCCACTTTGAATGTTTCTAAGGCTGCTACTATGGCATCTACTTTGGATGTTACTGGTGCTTCTACTTTGAGTTCAACTTTGGCAGTAACTAATGCTGCCACTATGAAATCCACTTTGAATGTTTCTAAGGCTGCTACTATGGCATCTACTTTGGATGTTACTGGTGCAACTACTTTGAG